TTCAACCATACCACCAACAAAGTCAGACACAGCTTGATACTGTGGCTCGTTCTTTTTGTTATCAATAATAACAAACTCGTTGGCGTCTGTGCTTAGTGTGTTTTTCTTTTTCATATTATCCTTTCTTGTTATGTATGGGATATTATACTATTCAATGCTATTGTCAACCCTTGTGATTGAATTACTTTTATAAGTCTGACCATTCCAACCCTCGTGTTCAGTAGTTCTTTTTTCATAACCACCACTCTCTCGTCTGTGTCTAATAAACTCAATCGGTCTGGCTTGTTCAATACTTTCCATATGTGTATTTAACCACTCATACTTACAGTTTTGGCTACAGAAATATTTGTCTGAGTTTGGTGGAGTCCAACCATATTGATTTTCATTTGCGTCTAGTGTTGCATATGCATACTTACCACGCAACACACCACGAGATTTTAAAAACCTATCATTAGTAGTTCTAGTATGGCAAGTTGGTCCTTGGCAAAAATGTTTGTTTGGCATTATTCACTACCCCCAACTGCAATTAATGTGTATTGACCTTTCGCTGTTCTATAACCCTCGTTGGCTATGTCATAATAAGTTAAAAGTTTTTCGCCACCTTTACTTACCCACTCTCTAGAAAGTTCTGTCCACTTGCCCTTTCTAAATATTCTCTTGTTATGTTTCTTGGCAAAGTAGCCAATCGTAAATGTATCGTTTATTTCTAGTTTCATATTATCCTTTCTTTTGTTATGTATGGGATATTATACTATCCCATACATTAATCAACAACTAATTTAAACTTTCTTCATATTGTTTTCTTGCCAATATTTTCGCCTCTCTTGTATTAGATGATTGTTTGTTTTTCATACCTTTAATCATACTAGCCAAATTACTTGGATTGTAGATTGTTAGACCTGTTGAGTTAGTTCTAATTAATTCTGCCTCATCAACTTGTATTCCAAGTTCAGTAGCAAGTTCAATACCCTCACTCAAATAACGATATGCTTTCAAGCCAATCTTTAATTGGTCGCATTGTTTTGTAATTGTATCAATCCACGTTTGGTGTTTAGATACTAGATTACCTTTTGCAATTCTCCAACTTTCAAAATGCTCGTATTCATTTTTAGTACAAGCGATTGCTCTTGAACGACAGTAGCTAGTTCCAATGACATCAAGATAATATTGGTCATCAAATGTTTTTGCCATACCATTATTATCACTACCACTACTACCATTATACCCACTATATCCAAGTGCTTTCATACACTCATCAACGTGTTTTGTTTTGTGAGGGTTATCTTTATTCTCATTTTGTTGAGCATAAATATCTGGGTTGCAATCCATAGCTTTTAAATCTTCTCTAAAATATGCAACTGCAAACTTTTTGCCCTCATCACTACCATACTCACTACCATTTAGATTGCCAAACAAACCAAAATCAAAGTGTGATTTTGTTTCTGTTGGTTCTCCCTCATCATCAACACCCTCGTTGTGTGCAAAGTAAAAACATTTATCTTTTGCAACAACATCACAAGGACTTCCATATTTCTTTTTGAAAGTTCTTAATGTTGCAACATCATCTGTTGGATATGCTCTCTCAACAACTTCTTTTGCAAACTGTTGTGCGATTACATATTCATCATTAACTGTTTCTCTTGCTTTAAGAAATGCCTCACGTTCTTGCGTGTCCTCATTCTCAAAGGTGTGTTTTATTTTATTAAAGAGTTTGTTTCTTAACTCGGTGTTCATTCTTATTTTACTCATCTTGTTATCCTTTCTTTGTTATTGATAAGTGGGATATTATACTAATGATTTTTATAGTCAAACAAAAAAAGAAAAAAACTTTATTTTTTTTCTAGGGAGGGTGGGCCCAAGGGTAACAAGCTTTTATAAATTAATTACTTGTAATAATCCCATAAATACCTATATTAGTTTTATTGCAAGTTATCTTAAGTTAAACTAGCTCTAGCTTCAATTGACCTCGTTCGAGTGATTTCCGGTCGGTAAATTTGTCAATCACTCGCGGATTGTTATTGGTCCTGGAAGATAGCCATTGGACCAATACTGATCCCTGGTCCTTTCCATATACCAGCTTAACTATAGGGGCGGAAAGGACCTGGGATCAGTTATTATTGACTGTGGAGATAAACACTATAACACGGTGGGTGCGTAAGGGATCCCCGAATGCCAACTGAAACATACTGCGTTGGCCCCCCGCGTAGCATAGTGACTGATCATTATCCTTGAACCCTAGAATTGTGAGCGCAAGCTCACAAGCTGGGATGGTGGGAGGGTGGGCCCGAAGGCCACAAGCTCGCAAGCAAAAAAAATTAAAAAGAAGTTGACAAGCGCAGCCAGCCTGATAGTATGGGATTTTATGAGAAGAGTAAGAAGCAAACACAATAACTTATTAAATTATTTTTTATATGATGACAGGCAGCTGTCACCAGTATATGTTAAAAAATGTAAAAAGTTTTTAGAAAGGATAAAAAAAAATGTTAATCAAAGAAGCAGAGAAGATAACTCACACATTAAGTAAACCAGGCAAAATGCCCGGCTGGGCGTACAGCACACCGGCGCACGAATGCAAGACTGGCACGAAGCTCAGGGCTGTCGCTGGCAGCGTCTGCGCGAACTGTTACGCGTACGAGCGCGGCAGGTATAGATTCCAAAATGTAAAGGACGCACAATACAAAAGATTCGAAGCGCTCAAGCATCCCTTATGGGCTGCAGCTATGGCGGTTCAAATTAATTCTAAAAAGGTGAAGTATTTCCGCTGGCACGATTCAGGAGATGTACAGAACCTGGACCATCTTAACAAGATCTATGAAGTATGTAGGCTATCACCTGAAGTTAAACACTGGATGCCAACGCGCGAAGCGTGGGTGAAGGACCACCTGGCCAGCTGCCCTGACAACTTGATTGTTAGATTAAGCGCGCCAATGATTGACCAGCCCGCACCGTCGAGCTGGGTCCATACTTCAACTGTAGTTACCTCAGGTAGAACCTGCCCGGCCCCTGATCAAGACAACCAGTGTAAAGACTGTAGAGCTTGCTGGGACAAAGACATAAAGAACATAGCATACGGCGAACACTAAGATGCACGTATTCAAACACCCAAAATTTTATGAAGAGTATAAGCAAAGGGCCAAGAGAGAACAAGCCCGCAAGCGAGCAAGCGAAGGGGGGCGGGTGGGCCCGAAGGCCACAAGCTCACAAGCTGACAAGCCCGCAAGCGATCAGGCGTCAAGCGGTTCGCGAACCAACAAGCGCTGAATGTGGTCCCAGTCGTTCATAGCGAGTGTTGGAGTTTCCCTGTGGTCCGCAAGCAGACCGTGGATCGCGGAGCTCTCGTAAAGTTTTACGTTCCCTTCAAGAGGCTCTTGAAGGAGGATAAAGTTCCGATTACTTCTGGTCATATGAAACATTTTTTGATGAGGACTAAAGCTTATCTTTGGGCCTCTAGCTATCTTCATCTCAACCATAAAAAAACCACAAGAATCTTTATATCCCAACAGATCAGGCACACCAAAGGATGCCCAAGACTCCAGTCTAGTCCACTGGATTTTAGGTGTATTCTTTTTAATTAACTTCCAAAATTTGCTCTCTGGTTTCACCGGAATTCCTACTTGATAACTATACTAAATTACGGTAAATTACAAGTATGACACAACCTAAAAGATTAACAGAACAACAACGTAAATTTGCAGAATTACTAGTTTATAATGAGGGTAAGATGTCACCAGCAGAAGCTGCTTATGAAGCAGGTTACAAGACTAGAGCCCGTAAAGCTGCAGCAGAAATGCGTAACCCAAAATACTTTCCATTAGTTGTCAGCTATATTGGCGAATTAAGGGCAGAAGTTAGGGAAAAATATGGCATTACTTTTGAGAAGCACGTCACAGAATTAGCACAGATAAGAAACAAAGCATTAGAGAACAAAGCCTGGAGTGCTGCTGTAAATGCAGAAGTGGCTCGTGGTAAAGCTGGTGGACTCTATGTAGATCAGAAATTAGTTATGACAGGTAATATAGATAATTTATCTGCAGATGAGATTAAAGATAAACTTAAAAAGATTCTAGATGATAACAAAGAAATAATTAATATTACGCCTGAAGATATCGAATCAAGTACACTAGAATTGCAAGAAGAATCCAACCTTGATTCCCATTCACAAAAGAATTAACTTTATTTAAAATTTTTCTAGGTAGTTTTTTTACGAGTGCTAACTTGTTTATAACTGGCTTGTATTCCATTTGAATCTGGTCCTTTCCTTGGTGGAAGTTGGTCCCATTTTACATTGGGCATATTCTTTGTCAATGTAGGGTTTCTCTCTGCTTTGTTTCTCAATGATTGCTTGTAGCTATCATTCAAATCAGATTGTTCTTGTTCCATTTTATTTTTCATTTATTTTTTCCATACGTATTATACACCCTTTAGGGAATACATTTCTATCACTAAATAATTCATCATTAACTTCATAACTTGCAAAAGTTCTTACATTCTTTTTATCTTTGTTAAGTAAGTAAGCGTGAGTAACCATCTCTGATGGCATAAAACCTTCTGCTGTATGTAAGTCTGCGTGCCCGCTATCACCGGTGATATCCAACCACGTGATCTTATAGAAGTAATATCTTTTCTTCTTAATGACTACAGATTTATATTTAGATTTTTTAGGATGTCTCATATCATTCTATATACTGTATAGGGAGATTTTTAGGCAAAAAAGTTTTTAAAAAAAATAAAAAAATCCCCGCGCGCCGAATACAGTACTGTGCCAGAGCAAAAATCAAAAAAACTAGCAATACCAACAACTGTGCCAAGCTGTGCCAACACCCGTGGCACACTATTATTCGCTTATACCAACGATAGTAAGCCAAAAACAGGGTGTGCCAACTGTGCCAGAGGTTTTTTTTACTTTTAAAAAAATAAAATTGCTCCAGGATTCCACTATACATTGGCACAACTACCTGTCCTTTAGCCCCATTTTCGTCACAAATGCAATACTGGACGCATTTGTGCCATAATTGACTATTTTTTTCACACCTGGACCCTGTAATTCTAGGTCCGCGTACGGTTTCCACTGCTTACGTATCAGATTTAGTTCTAAAATCAGATTCGACCATTGTTTGGGACTTATGTTTGTCCCGACTATAGTTACCTTTTTCATAATCTATACATAGTTTACCTTCTAAATGGTCCATCTCGTGCTGTATGCACCTAGCTGCCAAGTTATAAAAGGTTTTAACTATCTCTTCTCCTTCCTCATCCTGGTACTTTAGAGTAATTCTAATGTACCTTTTTACTTCTCCTCTCTTGCCTGGCGCAGATAAGCACCCTTCAAAATCTGTTAATGATTCTTTAGACTTCTTAATAATTTCTGGATTTATAAAAACTTGTGGTTTTTCTTCTGTCCTATTCACATCCATAACAAACATACGAAGCTGATAACCAACTTGTATTGCAGCTAAACCTATACCGTGGTGTTGGTACATAGCTTTCTGCATCCATTTAATAAGTCTTTTATTTTTTTCATCTAATGGAAAAGGCACGTCATTGCTTACTGATCGTAAAAATACGTCAGGATACTTGACCAATTCTATGTACATAGATGCCCCGCAGTCTCCCGTGAGGCACCTATTGGGCCCATATCCATTATGGATTTATTAACTCTGTT